ATTGCGGATCCGGCAAGCGCACCAAGGCTCCAGCCAAGGCCAGCGAGGAAGGCGATTTTTAGGGCGATCATGGTTTAGCGGGTCGGGATTATGGGGCGCGTTACCTTGGTTGGCGCAAACAGCGAGTTAGCAATTTGCTTTGCGCGGATTCGTGCATCTTTGCGAGTGCGGAAAAGCTCGTATGTGGCAACGTGCCAGCGACCAGACGAAGACGAAAGCCGCAGTATCATCCAGGGCGTTTCAGTATCGGGGACGTAGAAGCTCGGCACGCGCTTGCGGGGCGCGTAAGCGGGATCAACCGTCGTGTTGTCGACCGTTTGAGTAGGCGGAACGCACTCTAGCTGCTTGCGGCCAAACCAGCGTGCGAATGTCGGGAGGTGCTTTTGGTAGTTCATGGGTTTTCTTCGTTCAAATTGGCGTCGGGGTGAAAAAATAAAGCCCATGCGGTCGGCACGGGCTTTAGTGGGTTGGCTGTTACAAGACCGGCGCAAAAGGAATATCTTGGCCGTCATCAGCCGGACCCGCTGGCGAGTGCGTCGGCTTGCCTCCGCTGCTTCCGGTTGTCGGCGTGCTAAGATTCGCAAGCTGATCCTCCGTAGGCTGATTGCTTGCCGTCTTCGCCTTTGGTTCGCCTTCAAGGTAGTAGGCAACCTCGTTCTTAGGGTCAAAGAACTTGCCGGTAGGTTGGCCCGTAACTTTGTCCTTCATCTCCTGCGCCTTCCCTTGCTTGACCTTGGCCCAACCAGAGCGGCCAAGGAAGTCCTCCGCTTCGATTTTACCGCTCTCATACTTGGCACTAAGGCCACATGCACGGCACGCCTCAAAAATCTTCTTATCGCCAAACTGACTACCCCCAACGAGGTAATCACGGAGCGCGAAGATTGAGCCGTTGGCGTCGTAAAAGTTGAGGTCGAGAACGATCATGTCTTTCCCGCTGCTTTTGCTTTGGGAGTCGTGAGCGTTGGCAACCTCGAAGGCGTAAGCTCCCTCGGGTTTCAGGCGCATGAGCGCGATTTCAGAAGCGGTCTTAGGTGTGAATTGCATGGTAGTAAATTAGGCGGCGATTTTCTTGCGGAGGAAGTCAATGACTTTGGCGATCTGGTCGGAAGTCATTTCGGCCCACGTTGCGACGTTGGCTTTATCAAACCATTTCTGAATATCGGCGGGGTCAGTCTTAACGAGGTCAAGCAGCTTCGTAACCTCGGCAACCTGCTCGGGCATTGCCAGCGTGATGCTTTCGGCGTTGGCCTCAACCGACTCTTTTCCGTGGCGGGCCGCAAACTCGGCGTAGTCTAGCGGGAATGAATCAGCATCGGGGAAGCCGGTGAGCCGTGATTTCTTGACCAATGCGACACGCTGCGGGCCGCGCTTCGTAGCTTGGACGGCAAGGTCCAGCTCATAAATAAGCTTGTCCCACACGTCGGCAACGCGGCCAATCTCGGCACGCTGTCCATTAACGATACCCCATTCCGCCGTTTCGTGGCAGATAAACCAGATATTCATGTCGAGTCGGCTCGCCCACATGACGAGGCGGCGCATGGCGGCTATTGCGGGTTTCTTGCTCGCACCGAAAGCATCCTTGTCGCCAAGGCGTTCAGCTTCGGCGGCAATGGTGCTTTGAAAGAGCTTTGTGAGGCTATCCACGATAAGCGTCTTGAAGCCGTGTTTCTCGGTGGCGAGCGCCTGCATTTGGTCGATGAGTGTGTCGAATGAAAGGGTGCCGTCTTCGGGGCCAAGATAAGCACCGCCGGACTTCTTTAGAAGATCACGGTATTGCGGACCTTTCGCGCCGCCTTCTACGTCAAAATAATAAGGCGCGGGGAAGGAAAGGGCCAGCGTGGTCTTGCCAACGCCGGAGACGCCGTAGAGAACGGCCTTGATCTTACCTTGTTTTACGAGTTCAGGAGCTTTTGCTTTTAGTTTAGATGCCATGATGTTTGTGTATTTCGTTTCGGTTTGTGTGCGGAAAATTAGTTTGCCAGCAGCTCGCCGTTATCGTCAACGGACCGGCTGGCATACATATCGGGAGCTGCGTAGCCGTGCGCGTTTAGGTTCTGCTCGGCAACCGCGCTGCCGTCTTTAAGCGGCGGCTGTGGCGTGGCGAAGGTGCTGCGGAATGCTTCGGCGTGCGCGTCGAAAATTGAGGGTGATGTGTTCATAGGTCGTCTTTGCGTTCGTTTTTGCGGCGGTCAAATGCGTGTTCGTGCGGGCGGTGGTAGCTGAGGGCGTTTTTGGCGGATTCTAGCGACTCCTCAAGCGAGGTTGGCGCGTGGATATGAAGCGCGGCGGCTTTGTCCAAAAACTGGTCAACTTCCGCGATCAGCTCTGCCAGAGCTTCGGCGTGCGTGTGGTTGTTTTTCATTTCGACGCAGACAGAAACAGCGTGCACCCTCGCACGCAAGTTTTTTCGCTCCCAATTATTTTCACGCGCCTTTTCCCATAGGTAAATATCCGGTTTTTGAATACACTTTCACGCGCCTTCTCAAAAATAAAACTTGCGTAGCGGGCACGTTTAACCCCTTTCTCGTCACATCACCCATGACCGACCAATCTCCCGCACAAAAAGAACTAGCCGCCTTTCTAGCATGGAAACACGGAAGCGCAAAAGGCGGGCGCAACCGATGGAAAGGCACAACCAAGGCTAAACGCTCCGCTGAAATGCGCCGCGTTGCGCTCTCTAAAAAACATGCAAAGCAAACCTGACGGTTTAGATAAGTGCCCGCTCCACAAGCGGACTCCGTTCGTAATCCGCAATGTGTCGCAAACACAATTGTCGCTCGCCCGCTATTCGGGTGGGTGCAATTACAACGGGGATCACTTCATTTACGTGCTTGAGACTGACGAGCTGATACGCGCCGATGTGCTCAAGTGGAAAAAGAAGGCTCAGAAAAATGTCCCCGTGCCTAACGCCCAAGATGAGCCGTCCGACATGCTGGACGAGCTTCAGTTTTTGCCTTTGCCGAACGCACAAGATCAGCCATGAGCGCCGAATATAACTGTCCTCCCATCTGCCCTAAATGCCACCGCTGTCATCGCGGGCCATGCCAGCCGGACAGCCGCGCTCATTGTGCTGTATCGCATGGTTGGGCTCATTTTTATTTTATGACTAACGACTCGTTCGCCCGCGAGTTGGAGCGCGAAAACCATGCACTCCGAGAAGCGGGCGGACTCATGCGGGCTTGGATAGGGAACAACGAGAAGGCCATAACGGAGCGTTGGGATGAAGCGAAAAACCAGACGGCTAATCGCGTTCCCTCCTGCACCTTGTTAGGCTGGATCGACTGCCGCGAACACCTTCCAGAAATGGGGGAAGCCGTGTTCCTGCTTGAGCCTACATACGGCCCAATGATCGGATCGCGAGGATGGGCGGAAGACGGTTGGCTGTGGGGAACGTCATCCGGCGCGGTCTGGCACAACGGGCAACGGTGGGACTGCGACTGCCACCAAGACGCCGACTACCAGCCGACTTACTGGCACGCGTTGCCTGCCTTGCCCAACGTAAAAGTGAGCCAGCCCCACGGCGGAATCGAGTTGGCTCCATGAGCTGGTTAGCCTCCGTTTTCTTTTTTATGAAACTATCAGAAATGACCCACGCGGACGCTATGGCATCCGTAGCTAAACACCTCGGAATATCGCCAACCGCCGAGCCATGTGACATTATGCGAGAGGTGATAAACAGAGCGCCTGAAGTGCCGCAGCACTGCCGAGCAACGGATATGCTGGCGCGCATCGGGCATTCATTGGTCGTGTATAAAGACCGCGACGAAGGCGGCGAGCTAACAGGAAATTTCGTCAGGCTTTTCGACGACCAAGCAGGCCAAGAGATGATGGTCGATGGTGAAACGATGGACATGTTTTGCGCATGGTGGGCGTGGTATCGTCCGTTTTTCATGCCTAACGCAAAAGTGAGCCAGCCCCACGGCGGAAGCGCATTGGCTCAATGAGCTGGTTGGACTATTTTGTATGAATGACATAACGAACGGGAAAAAACTTCAGGAAATGCTGGCAGGCGTAATCGGCGTGTATGCGCTGCATCGTGCCGGTGAAATCGTGTATGTGGGGCAAGCCCACTGTGTGCGGGCAAGAATAGGGCAGCACATGCAAGACCCCGATAAGGACTTTGACGGCTACTCATTTGCAAACCTGATTCCGATCCTAGAGCGCATGAACTACCCTACGGGCAAAAAATACTTGGACTGGGTAGAAGCATGGGAGATAAACCGCGCGAAGCCGGAGCAAAATCGCCGGACGCCGGACATGGCTATGGTGGAAGCAATGATGCCGCGCAAACTGGTTGAGTTTTGCCGGACAGTAGCCGAGCGCGAGGGAACGCCGATTGATTCCGATTTTGCGGCCTTGGCTAACAAGGCAGATATGACGAACGGCGATACGCTGGCGTTTACAGGCTCGCTTCGTGCGTTAGAGCGCGGCATGAGAAGGGCTAAACTATGAGCAAATTCAAACTAACCGAGGCGATGCGTCGGCGGATCGTTGGCGGCGCGGGAATGCCGAAGCTGCCTGCGCGTGTGAAAGTGCCCGCAAGTGCGCGTTACGCTGCGTTTCCGGCGTTTTGCGAGAGGATGGGGCTTCCGGTGCCGGTTGCGGAGTTTCGCTTCCATGCTGTGCGCAAATGGCGGTTTGACTTCGCGTGGCCGGAGCACCGCGTTTACCTTGAGATTAACGGCGGGGTCTGGTCGGGCGGAAGGCACTCACGCGGGGCCGGTATGCTGAAGGACTGGGAAAAGAAGAACACGGCGAGCGGAATGGGATGGAGGCCGATTGAGTGCCAACCGCGAGACCTGATGACAACGGCAACGGTTGTCGCAATCAGGGCGGCGCTAAATTACGGCTTGCCAA